TTAATTTTACCATAAATAATAGTATGGTAACCTATATCGGATATAGCACAATAGATAGTATCAGCGGAAGCAAAACGTTAACAGACGTTGACCTTGCTAAACGTGATTTACTTAATCATTTTTACACAAGACGTGGCGAAAGAGTTGCAAATCCTACTTTTGGAAGTATATTGCCAGATTTAGTATTTGAACCTTTAGATGGCGCAACTGAAAGAGATGCATTAGATGATGTGTCTAGAATTGTTAATAATGATCCTAGATGGAATGTGCTAGAAACACTACTAAGCAAGCCAACAGAACACAGTTTAGAAGTTAAAGTTAGGTTAGAATATATAGATACAGGAACAGCAGAAGAACTGTTTTTGAACTTTACAGGTGAGGAATAATGGCACAAGGCGCTCGACAGGCTAGTTTATTTGCCGCGGAAGATTTTACCGTAGCATATGAAAGTTTTGCACAAGCAAATTTAAAAGCCTATGATTTTGAAACCATACGCTCTGCTATGGTTGATTATATCAGTACAAACTATCCAGAAAATTTTAATGATTACATTAATTCAAGTGAATTTATCGCACTAATAGAATTAATTGCATTTTTAGGACATAACCTAGCATTTAGAGCCGATCTTGGTCAGAGAGAAAATTATCTAAGTACAGCAGAACGAAGAGAAAGCGCCTTGCGTATTGCTGAATTTTTAGGATATACGCCCACTAGAAACGTTGTATCTAAAGGATATCTGAAGATTGAAAGCGTACAAACTGATGAGAATGTATTTGATGCTAACGGAAATAGTTTAGCAAATATTGTAACACAGTTTGAAGATGTAACAAATCCTTCAAGTTATCAAAACTTTTTGACAATCATGAATTCAATATTTCAAGCAAGTAGTCAGTTTGGTGCACCTTTCAGCAGTACGACCGTTAATGGTGTTATTAATGAAGTATATAGAACAAACAGCACCAATAATACAATCCAAAGAGAATTTTCAAATAAAATTAACAATGCAAATGCAACATTTAGTTTTCACAGTGTAAGTGTAGACAGTGCTACAAATTTAATTACAGAAAAAACTCCTAATCCTTACGGAGTTGTTGATTTGCTTTACAAAAACGATAACAGTGGATTTGGATCACCCAATACAGGATTTTTTATAGGATTTAAGCAAGGCACACTTAACTTTCAAGATTTTGAAATTGATAATGGTTTACCAAACCTTGCTCTTGATATTAATGCAGACAACGTAGCCAATGGTGAAGTTTGGGTGCAAACAATAGATGAACTAGGACAAGTACAAAAGAATTGGACAAGAGTTGATAGATTGTTTGGAGCAAATACATTATTCAATGCAAAACAAAATGCTATAAGAGATATCTACAGTATTACTAGCAGAGAAAATGATCAGATTAGCATTTTATTTTCAGACGGAAATTTTGGTAATGTTCCGCGTGGCATAATCAGAGTTTATTATAGAACAGGACTCAACAGAACATATACATTAACACCAGATTCTTTTAGAAAAGTAAGTTTTAGTATTGACTATCTTAGTGCAAGTGGTAATGTGCAAAAAGCAAGTTTTGTAGCAAGTTTAAAATCTGTAGTCAATAATGCAAGTGAAAGAGAAAGTGTTGCAAGTATTAAAGCTAATGCTCCAAGATTTTTTACAACACAGGATAGAATGGTTACAGCAGATGACTATGCAATTACACCCTTAACTGCTAGTGAAAATATTAGGAAAATTAAAAGTGTAAACAGAGTACACAGTGGTCATAGTAGATTTAGAGACTTGTATGATCCAACTGCAACCTATAGTGATGCAAAACAGTATGCAGATGACATATATCTATATGAAAACGGTGCAGTAAAAAGAAATGTAATTAGTTTGCCAAGTGCTTTGACAGGAACGCAAATATATGACAAGTATATTAAACCTATGTTGAGTGATCCTGAAGTTTTTAATTTTTATTATAATAGACAAGGCTATAGCACAACAACACATGATGCAAAATTTGACTATACTGATACCACAAGTGGTATTACATTTATAAACAATGATGGTTCTGAAAGCAATGTGTATAGATGGAATCAAATTACAAAAGGTAGTAATAGTTGTAGTGGGTTTATTTCACAAAACAGTATTGTGCAAAGAATGGGTTTAACAACTACCAGTAGCTTAAACAAAGCAGATCTCAACGGACTTGTTGAATTTATTGATGCTCCATATAAGTTTGGATATATAAGCCAAGCTACAGTAACAAAAGGTGGAAGTGGATATACCAGTACACCAACAGTTACAATCACAGGAAAAGGTCAAAATGCAACAGCAACATGTACAATTTCAAATGGTCAAGTCACAACTGTAGCAATTACAAACAGTGGTTATGGATATGATCAAACTACTAATATATCAATTACTGGCGGAGGCGGATCAGGTGCTACTGTCAGAGGCACTATTGTTGATGCAAAAACACAATGGGTAAAAGTTGATAGATTGTATAAAGATGGGCTAGGAGATGATGACAGTGCTGGTACACCAACTGGTATTGATAATACAGGAAAAGGTGCAGTTGTTGTCAATGGTGTAGTTGGTAGTGGAGCAAGAGTAAGAAGACTTGTTCCAAGATTAAGCACAGACTTAGACGAAACTACAAGAACAAATCTTATTAACAAAATTGATAATAAAAACACAGTGGCACTAAGATATAATAGTAGCAGTCAAAAATGGATTATAATTGATAGTGCTAATCTGCCACTGAACAGTGAAACTCTTAACAGTGTAGACAACTGGAGTTTGGAACATGCAGGCGATGGTAGTAGTACGGGCATTGACAACAGCTGGATTATAAGATTAAATCACGGTGCTAATCAATGGGAAATGCTTACAAGGAAAACACAGTTTGTTGTAGGAAGTCCAAATCAATTGAAGTTTACAAATTTAAATTTTGCAGAATCTTTTAGTAGTGAAACTTTAAAACCTCTGAGAGACAATGTAAAAATACTAAGCATAAATCCAAAAAGTGAAACTGATCCAAACCCGTTGGGTGTAGATTATCAGTTTAATGCTTATGGTTATTTTACATATGCAGACGGATATACAGATCCACATAATTTAAGAGTGACTTTAGCTGATCCGGATAATGATGGTTATCCAAACAATCCAGAATCTTTTGCTAATATTGTAGGTTCTTCTACAATAAAACTTGGAACTAAGACAGTAGATGGATTTGATTATACAGTACAAGACGAAACAGACGGTACTACAGTAGTATCTGGAATTGGTAGTTTACATACTCAATACAATAGAGTTGCTGATATAAATCAAGTTATTGATCCAAGTACAACAAATATTATTGATACATATGTATTGCTTGCCAGCTATAATTCTAGTTTTAGAAATTGGGCATTGTATGATAATAGACCTGAGACAAGACCTAACGCTCCTACTATTAGTGAGTTGACTGATATGTTTACTAGTTTAGAAAGTAAAAAATCTATAAGTGATCAGGTGATATACAGACCTGTGAAATACAAAATACTATTTGGAGATTTAGCAAGCGGAGAACTACAAGCAAAATTCAATGTAACAAAAACATCAAATACCACGCTGAGTGATACAGAAATTAAACAAAGAGTAATAAACTTGATTGATGTATATTTTAATATTGATAATTGGGACTTTGGTGAAGACTTTTACTTTACAGAAATGGCGGCTTTTATACACAACAATATGATTGGTGAAATAAGTCAAATTACGATTAGTAGTGTTGCTGATCCAACAAATAGCACATCATTATTTCAAATAGGAAGTGATAGTGATGAATTATTCTTACCAATAGTAAAGTCGAATAATATTAGTGTCACAGGAACAACAATAGGAAATTTAACCACAATAGGAGAAAACACAGGAGGTAACTTATCTTCATCAACAGGTACAGTTACTAGCAGTGGTGGATCCGGCGGCGGAGGTGGATCCGGCGGTGGTGGCGGTGGCGGAGGCTACTCATGAGTGATGAACGTAAACCATCTCCAGTTAAAGTAAGCAACAATACTGTACCAGGTGGAAGCCTAAGAAAGACCGGTAGCAGAAATGTTACTGATCTTTTACCTGATATTTTACAAACCACAGTAAACAAGCAATTTTTTGATAGCACATTTGAACAATTAATGTCAACAGGTAGTTTGGAACCTATCAAACATTTTGTAGGTGACAATATTGGCAATGGTACCTTTAAACCAAAAGTAACTGACAATTACTTGATAGATGACAGAAGCAATGATGCTTATCAATTTGCTCCTGCATTGATTAATAAAAATGAAGATGGAACTATTGACCAAGCTCTTGCGTATGACGATTTAATTAGAAGTTTGAAGTACAATGAAGTTGATACTAACAATCATAACAAAATTTTAAATGAGCCAGGTTACACACTTGACTTGCCTATTAATCATGATATGTTTATTAATCATCATAGATATTACTGGGTGCTTGATGTTTTACCACCAAATGAATTAGCATACCTAGAACCAGATTTACTAGACATAGATACAATTATTGGAGAAACTACATATACAACTCCGACAATGGTCAATGGTAGACAATTAACTTTTGAAAATGGCATGCGTATTAGATTCATTCCTAACACATTGAATAGACGAGCACAAACAGTAGCCGGCAATAAAGTTTTCTACGCTAGTGTAACAGGAGCGGCAAGTATCAGAGTGTTTCTTAACAATGAATTACAAGCACTTACAACTGATTATACTGTCAATAAAGCAACAGGTACTGTTACATTTGTAAATGCTCCAGCACTTAACAGTGAAATTGAAATACATTCTTATTATACACATAGTTTGACAAACGAATATAAAAATGATGCAATTTATATTGTTGATGGTGTAGGTGAACCTGGAGGTATTAGATTAACACAACATTTTGATCAAGGACAATATGAAGGTAAACACGGAAAACGTACATGGGTAAATGTTACAGTTTACAACAATCAAGAACCTAGTGGATTTGATGCTGATACAGCCAGTTTTGATGCTAGACCTTTTGATTTAAGAGAACACAGAATGACCACAAGAGATTATACTTGTGAACAAAGACACAGCATAGATTCAAGTGCATGGAGCAGAAGTAATCTATGGGTACATGAACAAACCATTGCAAACAGTTTAATATATCAAGGCATCACTGATGATATCTATACACTTGATAGATACAGAGGTGTAAGACCAATTATTGAGTACAAAAAGAATATTGAAAAGCACAGGTTTGGAACACGCCATATAGCTAATGTTGATCATTACTTAGAATCATCTGATGATCCAGCCACTACTATTGTAGGTCAAACTGCATACAGTGTTATAACAAGTGGTATTACAGATGATTGGTCTAATGTTAAAGGATATGAAAGAGGTGATCGTGTAAGAGTAAGTGAAGGTGTAACACCTAACTTTGTTGTTACATTCTGGGAATGTCAAGAAGCACATGCAGAACCACTAAAGCCAACATATGGTGAAAATAGAAAGTATTGGGAACAAATTGTTCCTGTTGAAGTTGAAAACGACGACTTAATTATTTTCTTTGGTTCTTCTAATGCAACATATAAAAATAAAATATGGAAAGTAGGCGGAGTAGGCACAAGCATAACACTTACTGAAATGTACAATTTTGATGGTAGCAACAGTGCTACACAACTTCAAAATGGTGATAAAATTTTATTGTTAAACGGCTTTAATACTTTTGAGTTTGGAACACTAGGTGGTTTCGGACAAGGTGAAAGAGATGCTCCTAAGAGTGGTGCCGAACTTCATGTACAAACCGATACACAAACAGGCTGGAAATACAGTAGACAAAAGGAACATAGAAGTCAAGGTATGCCTGTTGAGCTTTATGATGTAAATCTTATAAAATTAAACGTGCCAGAAATTTATCCAGACAATGATTTTGCTGGTGCTACAATTTTTGATTTCGTACACAACGACAACAATGATTATGATGATGCACTAGGATTTAGACCTGAATATGTTGATTATGGAAATAATCCTGGACTTAATTTTAACATGGAATTCCTTAAAAAGAGATTCACTTATGTAAAACAAAGCAGTGATTTTACAAAGAGCAATCAATTAGAGATATCAGGTTATTACTACTACAAATATTTTGATTCAAATTTATACCACAACGGTTGGTCTAATATAAGAGGCGGACAGCCTGTATTGAAGAAAATCAAAAAGGTTGTAAAAGATACAGGTAATCCACTGAAAGTTGATTTGGGTCATGCAAGTTTTGTAGGTGACAGATGCTACAACATTTTTAAAGAATTTGATCATTTGGCAATGACAAGTCAGCCAGTATTAGATTGTACAGTTGGCAGAACCAACAGAGTAGGCGGAAAGTTCCCTTCATTATTTTTCCACAACAATAATACATATCATATTCGCACACAATTTCCGCAAGCTGAAATTGAATTTGTAGACATGGATGGATCTCCAGTTGGAACTGGAATCACCAGAACAGCAGGTACGCTGAATACATTTTCTCTGGCAATAGGTACACCAACTGTAAACAGCATAAAATATAGACTTGTATCTGATCCTGCTAAATTTGGTGTAATATTTTTCAGTACAAATGTAAATGAAACAAATGTAAAAGTTAGAAAAAACGGAAAACCGTTTACTACATTTTCTCATACTGGAAACATTATATCTATCAACAGTAATTTATTTTTAGATGATTTATTTGAATTTGAATTCTATACATATAATGATTATGATGAATCTGGTGAAGGACAATTTGAAGTTGCTAAAACACAAGCTCTTAATCCACAAAATTTAGAATTTGATAAAGTTAGTTATGGAGATATAATACAGCATTTACAATCTCAAATGACAAGCAATCCATTGTTTACTGGAGATTGGTATGGTACAAACAATTATAGAAATATTGTGCATACCACTGATATGGGCGGAACAATTAGACAACAACCATATAGTACAGAATTGTTAAATCAACTACTTGCAGATATTAATACAAATCCATATAGTGCTATGCAATTTACTAGTGCAAACTATAGTTTGTTCAAAGAGAAGTTTAAAAAGAAAATTACACAGCTACACGAAAGTTTAGATATTACATTACCAACATACATCTTAGTAGACCGCACACTAGAAGCACTAAATTTAGGTAAAAACAAAGATGGTGTATTTGCTAACAGTCAGATGGCAATGTATAGAGATTATAGAAGCATAGACTCTAGTTGGGTTATTAATCAGACGCCAACATTTGATTTACCAAGACCATCTAACAAATATGATGATACAATTAATCATATACAGGTGTTTGTACAAATACCAGATGCAAACGGAAATCACACTTGGAGACAACTACAAAAAGATTGGGAGTTTTCAACTGATAATTATTCTGTTACAGTAACACTTACAGGAATTACATTTCCTAGCACCGGTGCAAACAACATACACATAAGATGGTACGAAAGAAACAGCGTAAGTTATGTACCTCCTAGTATTGCAAAGCTAGGAGTACTTAAACCTTTTGTACCTGAGTTAAGAAATGATTACAGCAAAGATAGTACAGGTACTACCACAGACAGTGTAATTATTGGACATGACGGAAGTGTGCATGTACGCAATGGAACTGAAATTTTTCAAAGACAACAGCCCGGGTATGATCCAATAGATGCTGGACTTTGGGATCTAGAACTAAGAATATACAACAACTTAGGAAAAGACTTAGACGGCACAATTAATTCAACAGCTTATGCCCCCAATGCTCATAGACCATCTGTGCATAGTTGGACAGAACTTAACAATACAATTAGAGGTGAATTCAACAAGTACAAAGACAACAATAACATTACTGAACTAAACAGTTCAACATATTATGATGGAAGTGACAAGTTTACATGGAACTACAGTAGTGTATCTCCTAACATTGGAGGTTGGAGAGGCTTGTATCATTATTATTTTAATACAGATAGACCACACACTCATCCTTGGGAAATGCTAGGACACAATAAAAAACCAGGTTGGTGGGACACAAATTACAGTTGGACAGACGCTACTAAACGTTCAGCGTTATTATTAGCACTAGAGTTTGGACAAGTAAGTGATCCTGCATTGGGTAACAACAAACAAATTTATGACATTAACTACAGTTATAGAAACTATGATTGGCAAAACAAGACATTGGTAACTCTCACTGGCGTACTAAATGACCCAGATACAGCAGGTGTTGTAGTTACACCAAGTCTTGCAGATAGACAAAAGGATTTTGTATTTGGAGATTGGGGTCCTGTAGAAGCAGAATGGCGTAGAAGCAGTGCAGGTAAAATTGCAACGTCTCTAGCTTTCTTACGCACAAGACCTTTGATTGCATTGAACAATTATTTCCGCACAGCAAGAAGAACAATCAAGAATCTTGCAGGTTACAATGGACCACAAGAATTAGATACTGATGTAGGAAAGTTAAAAAGTTGGAAAAATACTGTAATAAGCGGAAGTAGTATCACCGGTAAAATTATTGAAAGTGTAAACATAGTTGATGGAGGTTCTGGATACACAAGTGCTCCTGCAATAACAATCAACGATAACTTTGGCATCAATGGTGCGATAGAAGTTAAAATTAGTAATGGAGCTATAACCGGAGCTAGAGTAACTAATCAAGGTGCTCAATATTATAACAGACCATTGTTAAGTGTAGACACTGGTACAGCAATTCTTGATCCAATATTGGCTGAAAATGCTGTGCATTATTACAACGGATTAAGCAATGCTATCATTGAATACAGTAATTTGTATGGTACTAGTGCAGATGTGCTTAGAAGACGATTAGAGAATATTAGTTTTCAAGGCTTGGTAAAAGCAGGAGGATTTGTAAACAAAAATAATCAATTTATTCTAGAAAGCAGTCAAGATAAAGGTAGAGTGTTTATACCAGAAGAAAATATTGCTACAGTGACTTACACAAACAAACCAGATGTAGAATATTTTTATGGCGGAATTAGAATTACAAAATCAACAAATGGATATGTAATCAATGGTTTTGATAACAGTCTTGCATATTTTAATTACAACAAACCAAATACTGCAACTGGAGGCATAACAACAAAATTCACAGGTACAACTAATATAGATGTCCTAAGATATACTGTATTTGAAGATACAACAAGTAAACTTGATTACAATACAGAACTGAGAACAATACAAGAAGTTTATGATTTTATCAACGGGTATGGACATTATTTGAACAGTTTAGGATTTACTCAACAGTGGAGAACAGCGGCGGCAAATTTTGTTACGTGGGCTGTAGGCTCAAGCACTATTCCACTAACTGTAATACCTGACCAAAGTAAAATTACTGTCAAGGACGGTATTGATGGATACTTTGATAACATCAATAAAAAATATGATGGAGTCTACAATATTGTAAATGAAGATGGCAAACAAATTAGCAGTACAGATTTGATTATTGATAGAAAATCTATGGATCCAGATGCTGAAACTGTATTTCAAGTTAAGGATACGGCTACTCAATTGTTTGGTATCAGATTATATAAAGTACAATTAGAGCATGTTTTCATATTTGATAATTTAACAAATTTTGATGATGTCATACATGATCTTGCACTTGGACTTAATCATAAAAGAATTATATGGAGAGGTTCAAGGACCAAGAATTGGAATGGTAAATTGTATAGTCCAGGTTATATAATTCAATCTGATACTATTATTCCTAACTTTGATACAACTGCTAGAGAAGTTGATCAATACTATGGAAGAACAAATCAATTAAGCAATCCGCAACTAAGTGATGTAGCAAGATTCAATGCAGGATATAACAAACCTGCTTGGAGTGAAGGTTTAGATATAGACGATGATAGCTTGTATGAGTTTACCAAAGGAAGTTACAAGTACAAAGGAACGCACAAGGCACTTTCTGCTTTCATGCGTAACCAAGGACTGTTTGATGGCGAAGCTAGTGCTGAATTATTAGAACAGTGGGCAGTTAGATTAGCTGATTTTGGTGATACATCAAGCAGAAGAACTTTGGAATTCCAACTTACGCCAGAGCTAATTGTAACAAGTCCACAGCCAGTGAGAATAAGTGATGATTATAAATTTGATGTACTCAGTGACCTTGTTATTGATATTGACAAGACAAGTCCGTTAAAAGTGCATGAAAGCACAAATGATAATTTTCAGACAAGACCAGTAAACACATACAAAGATTCTAGTGACGAGCTTTATGCTAAAGATTTCTCAACAAGTGGATTGCCTTTGTTGACTGAAACTGATTATCGAACAGTAAACAAAGAGGATTTTACACAGTTTCCTGAAGAAGTGAAAGACGTTTATGACCACAGTGGCGACTGGAAAGATATTGGACAATGGGATAGTTCACGTAGCTATAAATTCAATGAGCAAGTATTGTATAATGGCAGAACTTGGAGCATGTTAGATGAAGATGGAAGCAGTGGATTTAATTTAGCTAATAATCCAATAAATCTTTTAGGAACAAATCAGTTGCCAGTTATTCCTAGTGCTGGACAAACCCTAGTAATTGATGGGAATACTATTACACTAAGTAAAACTGCAACCAGTTCAACTAAGAACACAATTAAAGTAACAGGCACTGAAAATATTAGTAGCAGTGTAGTGCCACATGGTTCTACTTTAATTATTGGACAAAGCAGTACACTTACAACTACTGTAACATTTTTGAACAGTCAAACAACTACTACTTTCAATGATATAGTCAAAACAGGAACAGTTTCAAATCCTACTATACAAGGCAGTAGTAATGCAACATTGATTATTGATGGTACTACAGTTAATTTTAATGACACAAGCTCAACAACTTCTAATATAACTGCTCAGCAGGCTTTTGAAAACACATTTAATTCTAGCTGGACAACAAATCAAGGCACAATTAGTTCAACAGCAACAACAAGAATTGCAAGAATAGAGGCATTACGAGCATCTTATATAGCCGCCAATTCACAAGCACTGTGGAGCACTTGGATCAACACTTACTTTACAAACAATGCTGGTTTAAATATCAATCATTTGTTGACACTTATTGCCGCAGGTGGTTCTACACAACAAGTCGCAGAATTTATGTTGGATCAAGACTTGATACTAATTAATAATATAAAACAAACCAACTACGTTGGCACTCAGGTAGTTGCAGGACAACAAACTGTAGCACCAAGTGATATTACAGATTCTCAAGCCGCACTTAATAACGGAACATTTACTGATGATATTGCAACTTACTTGAAAAGTTCTGCAGGACTTTCAACAACTTTTCAAACTAATACTGTGGTTGCTAATCAAAGTAATACTGGCTTTATAACATATTCGCTTAGCCAAATTATACAAGAAATAAATGATGCAAGCATAAGCAATGTAACAGCTAGTGCTGGTCCTAGTAGCCAGCTTGTAATTACAAAAACTACAAACACTCCATCAAGTAGTTTTAGCATGACAATAAGTGTAGGCACAGAAAATAACAATGTAGGATTTAACACAGCAACTGAAACAATTAACAGTACAAGTTCAAGTGTTACCACTACACCTAACCTATCACAACAACAGGTCATAGACCAAATTAATGGTGCAGGTATTACAGGTGTAAGTGCTCAAGCTGGTGCAACAAACAGTAATTTACTACAATTAAATGCAACATTAGATAATTTGTTTATAGGTAATGGTACAGCTAATACTAGTATAGGATTACCAACAGGGCTTATTCCAGCAACAACTACAACACAAACAAGTGCCATTGGACTTAACATTACTGATATTGTAGAACAAATAAACAGTGCAAATATTAGTGGAGTTTCTGCTGATAATTCAAGTAACAGAGTGAGATTAACAAGTACAAATGCAACTCTTGTAATAGGATCAGGTACAGCTAACAGTACATTAGGATTTGTAAGTCAGACTTTAAGTGCTACAAAATCAACTACTGCCGCAGTTTTTAATGCATTGGTTGATGCAAATGGAAATCCTGTTTTCAAAGAAGATGCAAACGATCCAAATATTTTTAGTATTTGGGTAGCAGATGATAGTGAATTTGGCAGTTATAATCTAGGATATCAAGTATATCAAACAATGGATTTTGGTATGTACACTTATGATATTTGTGGTGGACAAGAAAGTGCAGACGAGGCTGAAATCAAAATTAAAAGACAAACTGGTGATGTGCAAGCACATAACCTATCAGTTGGAGATTACATTTTCATAAGAGGAAGTAATAGTGTTCCAAAAATTGATGGAATACATAAAATTACAAAAGTTGCCGCAGATAGGACAGACAAATTCTTTATTGATGAATTCATTGAAATCAATGGTAATACTGGTAATATCTATCCATTGAGAAAAATGCGTTTTCCAACATTTGTAGATCTTGAAGCCAATAGACAAGTAAAAATTAATAATGTATTCAAATACAATTTTGCTGATATTAGACAAACAAATACAAGTGCTCCTATTTTAGCTTTTGTGGATGACGATGGGTCAGGACAAAGTGCTGTTTATAAATGGGAAGGTACATGGAGCGATACAAATGGTCATGTCGGTGAATGGAAAGTTGTAAGGACTGGAAACGCACAAGCAAGAAACGATTTACTGGAAAATATTACTTTGTATGATGCACAAAAACAATCTACTATTACAAAGCTAGAAACATATGATCCAGCAAAAGGTATAATCTTTGGTTTTGTTGATAATGAAATTGATTACAAACTTACAAATGATATTGCAAACTATAATTTTAGCAATATCGACGGAGCAATAAAAGAAGTTGAAGCATGGGGAAGAGAATACTTAGGTGTACGTTGGTGGAACACAAGTACCGCAGTATATTTAGATTATGAACAAAGTACAATAGATTACATGCAAAACAACTGGGGTCGTTTATTTGATGGTGCAAGCATAGACATTTATGAATGGACAGCTAGTCCTGTTCTTCCTGAGCAATGGTCAGATATGGTTTCTCGTAAAGTAATAATTGACGGAAAACAAGCAAGTGGTGAAGCCTATAGCGTATTAATAAATGGACAGACTGTATATAACTGGACTGAAGAAAGTTATTACAATGAACTTTCTAAACAAACAGAAACAATTTACTATTTTTGGGTAAAGAATAAAACCAACAGCGTAGGAAAAAATAATTACAATGTACTACAGCTAAGTCAAATTCTTAGTAATCCATCTGCATTCAATTTAAGTTGGGCGGCTCAAGCAGGTAATGACAGTTTACTACTTTCTAATATTGTTGGATTTGTTAACAATGATACAGTAGCACAACTTAATCAGATAAGCCAATCTAAAGCACTTGCAAATCAAGATTGGATAATGTTTGCTGAAAATGATCCTAATATTACTATACCTGAATACTTGCATATTAAAGTGCGTGACAGTTTAGCAGGATTCAATAGATTCAGTGTTGATAAAACATTTACAACTTGGAGCAGTAGCACAGTATTTGCCAAAGACTCAGTCGCAAAAGAAGGATCAAATTACTATCTTAGCTTAGTTGACAATAACTCAAACAACCAACCTAGTGCAGATAGCGATATGTCACACTGGAGAAGAATTTATGATTTCTCATTCATTGAAACAGATCAAACAGATAATATTAGAATTTGGAGAGGACAACCAGTTCCTGATCTCAAGTTACATAGATTCAATAGATACGGTCATCAGGTTAGACCGAGACAAAGTTTGTATAGAGATGTAAAAGAAGCTAGACAAAACTTTGTTCATAGTG